TATACCTGCTGGGTTTTTAATGTATACTTCTATGTTGGCCTTTGCATTTAGAATGTCTGCTTCGTATCTTTTTGCTAATGCGTTTATCAGATTGCTACTCATAATTATCTCCAGTTATCTCTATTCATATATGTTTTAAGTATTTCAGTAGTAATACTGAATTTACCTTTTTCTTTTTTTAACGCTTTCTTATATAGTTTAGAATCAATTTGACTATCTGCAAATGTAGATTCTATTCCCATCAATCCAGGCGTTGAATTTACCTCAATAAAAAGAGGTGAATCTTTTTCTCTATTTTTTGCTGGTATAAAATCTACTCCAACAATATCACCATCAACTGATTTTGCAGCTCTTAATGATTCTTTAGCTTCTAACTCTGTAATTTCATGTACCTCTGGTTCAGAACCTTGTGATACATTACTTCTAAAATCTCCATCAATTATAGGTCTTTTCATTGCACCTAAAATTTCACCACCAACTATAATAACTCTGACATCATAATCAGTCTTAATATACTCTTGTAAAAGTATATCTACATATTTATCTTCACGATAAAGTAATTGTACTATACCTACTAATGCTTTAGGACTTTCTACCCACATAACACCAACACCTTGAGAACCAATAGAGGTTTTTAAAATCATTGGATATTTGTTGTTAAGTTTTTCAGCTGCAAAAATAGCACCTTCTGAATGTCTTACTAAAACTGTATTAGGTGTTTTAATATCATTTCTTTGAAATATAATTTGATTATACCATTTGTCATTACAAATTTCATTACATAAAACTGAATTAATTACCTTAAAACCAGCATGTTCAAGAGTTCTTGCCATTGTCCACCAAGAAGCACAACCATTTTTTGCGTTCAACCCTCTCATCATAATAAGAGTATCTTTTGGATTTATTTTAAAAGGTTTGTCATACTTTACTTCAGATTTCATATCAGGCAATTCAACTGTACCTTTTTCATTTACTGGATACGAATAGAAGAGTTTATCATCTCCATCATCTTCCATGTAAGCACCCATGAATTCTGCAAGATAAACTCCTAATCCTAATTCACTTGCTTTTTTACGGACAAGTGGAGCTGTTTCATTAGGGTCAAGAGGGTCATCATGTGAAACAATTAATAACTTATAAGGTTTATCGTTATCTTGTTCTTTTAGAAATTCAGCAAATTTTCCCATCAGTCTTCTTTTTTCTTACCGATAGCATATTTTGTTTCTAATGTCCATTCATCTTTCTCACGGAATGAGAGTATCTTAATTTGACTCAGAGGAGCCATAGGTTCTAGGTCACCCTTCACCTCAATTAATCCCCAATCGTTTAAAAGATTTGTAATTGTATTTCGTCTTGCAATATCGTTTTCTGATAAATTTGTGTCTTTACCATCAAGAGCAAACAACTCTTTAAAATGTACAATATAATACTTTCCTTGCTTATGCAAGATATGACATGATTGATATAATGTTTTTTCTTTTCTAGAAGCCACACCGATACGAGAAAGAGTTTCCCTTACCTTTAAGAAGTCATCTGGTTCTTTCAGAGTAACCTCTAACATCTGCTCCTGTGTCCAATTAATGCTTTCCATTTTTTCCACCTTTGTTCAAACTAGTTTTTATTTCTTTAACTTGTTCACTAGTGAGTATGGTAAGAGCAGACTTTGCCTTTGCATTACTATATCCATAAAACTCTTTAACATACTCTAGATTACTTATTTTGTTCGCTTTCATCCAAGGCGCAAATCTTTTCCTTGTTCTGATACTATTTAGTAAAAAGTCAAACTGAAGTTTCTTATCTAGGTGGTGGAGTCGGTTCATTTCGTTTACAAGCATGATTGTGTCTTGAAACGGTGCAATACATTTATTCACAATAAAGGGTGGATACTTCTTCTCCCAGACCTCATCTTCGGTATCCATGATAGGTTCTTTAGTGTGATTAATTGCATTTAAATATTCTTTCAATTCATACATAATTAATCTTTCTTTAAATTTGTTTTAAATACGACACATGTTCTAAGTTCATAACACTCTCTTGAAACTGGTTGAGCTTGATGTACATTCTTAGCAGTAAACATTACCAATCTATTTCCTTTATAGTCAATAAATCTATCTTCAATCCAATCAGTTTTAGCACAAACTATATCACCCTCTATAAGAGTTCCACCACCCCATGACGTTTGCCAGTCCATTCTAGGGTAGTATAGGACAGTATACTCACCATCATCTATATGTTTATGTGGTTCAATACCATGTGTGTGAGCATTTAAATATACACGTTCCATCTCAAGTTGTGGTTTGTGTTTTTTAATAAAATTCCAAATAGGAATAAGGTCACCATAGCCATTGTCATAACACTCTTGTGGATTGTGTCCACAGAATATATGCCAATGTTTATTCTTACCATTCTTTACGGAGTCGTAGTTGTACTTCCAAGACACATCTCTCAGTTGCATATCAATTAGTTCTGCAACATGAGGTTCTAATGCGTTATCAAATACGTTTATCATTTGAATTTTACCTGACCCATAATTTCTGTAAGACATGCCAACATATTAATCTCTTGGTCAGCTACGAACGCCGATTTGTAAGAATACTCTGCCAGTATAATAACAGCGTGGGGGATAGTAGCAGCGTCCACATTATCATACAGATTATCATAAATACGGCGAATAATACGACTTGGGTCGTTATCAAGATTATGAACAATCCATTTTCTAACAACTGTAAACTCTTTCTTCTTGAGCGCTTGCATAAGTTCATTTATATTTACCTCTGATATGTTTACTAATATTCCAGCATCAATTTTACCAGATGCAGAATATCTCTGGAGCTCATTTAAAACCCTTCTCCAGTCTGGAAAGTGTTTGTTAAGAACTTCAGCTACAACCTTTTCCTCAAACTCTACCTTCTCTTTATTTAGAATGTCTTGAACCCTCACAAAAAATTCTTTTGCAAGTTGTGGTTTCTCACTATTGAGTATAGTAAAGTCTATGGTACTACAACGACTGTGTAGTGGTGGTATCAAACGGTTCTTGTAGTTACAAGTAAGGATAAACCCACAGTTGTTACTAAACTCTTCCATGAACCCACGAAGGGCTGGTTGAGTAGATTGTGGATTTAGATAGTCTGCCTCATCAAGGATAATATACTTTCTTCCAGTACCCTCTAGGGATACAGTAGAAGCAAAGTTCTTAATCTTAGTTCTCAGTACGTCTATACCAGACTCCTCAGAACCATTTATCATCATTGATGTTGCACCAATTTCATCTAGTATTGCTTTTGCAGCTGTAGTCTTACCTACACCTGGCCCACCAGATAAAATTAGATTTGGTATGTTTTTGTCTTTGACAAATTCTCTTAGTGTTTTCTTTAGTTCGTTAGGTAATACGCAATCACCTATGTTGTTTGGACGGTATTTCTCCACCCACAAAAATTCTTCCATAATATAACTCCTAGATTAAACTGAATAGTTTGACTCTGGCTCAAGTGCAATCCAATACTCGATTGGTGTACTTTCATTTTTCATATGTGAAATATTTTTGGAAGAAACTTGGACAGTATATTTACCATCTATAAGTTTTAGATTTTCTACTTTGAAGAAGAAACTGAAGTTACCTTCGCCTTCTGTTTCAACACCCATAGAATAACTATTTGCAGTATCATTCTTTTTATCTTTTACAGTCAAAGAAGAAGTACCATTAGTATTTTCTAATACTAAGTCAGCAGAACTAATTACAGCAGCTGCTTTTGTAATGTTAGATAATGTTGAACTATCTAAGGTAAATGTTATTTCATTACTCGGCATGGTAATCATTTTACTTGGTGTTGTTACAACACTTGGGTCTGAGTAGAAATATTTAAGAGCAGTCTTAGGATTATTCTCTTCTGTGATTGTCACAAAAGTAGTTTCAAATTCTAAGTTAGGACTCTTGAATAGAGATAGACAAGATAAGAATTCATTAAGGTCATAGATTGCAACCTCTTGTGGGAAATCTTCTTCTACCTCAGCTCTTGCAATAATATTTTTCATTGCAGACATTGTTGTTATTTCTTTGCCTTCTTTAATCACTAGATTTTGATTAATAGATGCATAATTTTTTAATACACTTATTGTGTTATTACTTAGTTTCATCACTTTCT